GTGCAATCCGTCGTAGTTTACAATAGCTGCTCTGACCAACTGTCCAATTGTTTTCATGATAATCATTCTCATCTAGGGGTGGCTTCTGTCCCCCGTCGCCATGTGTGTATATTCGTCTATCTAGCCTAAGATGTAAAGAGTAAATAATACCATAAATAAACTATTGACCGCACTGGTTGACGTATGCTAGTCGCGTGTGCGCGTGTAATAGATAGCTCGCGTAGCAACAATCGTGCCAACTTTGTCAGCTTGTGGTGTAGCTCTAGGGGTCCAACACAGGCCCACACACTTGTCAACCCATGCAAACATCATGCCAAGTTGCCCCGTGTTGCCCCATGCAAGAACCATGCCAACTCTTGGGCCTAACACAAGTGGCAACCCGTGTCAAACCCGTGGAAAAACTAGGGGCGGGGGAGGGGTTGACATCTGTTGTACTTTTGTAGTAACCACTGGTACACAAAATAGGCCAAAATTAGGAAAATTACACTTAAATTAAACTCGTGTAACCCATTGATTTTACTTATGTTTGTACTTCTACTGCTTTTCCCTCTAAAATAGCTTGACTTTCGTGTAAACTTATGTTATAATATTGGCATAAACAGGGATAATTTTAGTTATGACCACTGAAGTTAAAAAAAGAGGTCGTGGCAGACCCCGGAAGTCCGAAGTTGCCGCTGTAAAACCCGGAAACAAGGGTGTAGTAGGCCGACCCAAGGGTGACGCAGCGATAATTAATGAGTACAAGGCTAGGATGTTGGCTAGTCCTAAGTCTCGCAAGGTTCTAGAGACAATTTTTGATGCTGCTTTAGACAATGAACACAAGAATCAAGCTGCTGCTTGGAAACTTGTGATGGACCGTATATTACCAGTAGGTGCTTTTGAAAAAGACGTAGTCAAAGACACCAGCAGAAACGCCATACAAATCAATATTACAGGTGTTGGTACTGCCGAAGTAACTACTCCAGACGATATCATAGAAGGAGAAGTAGTAGATGAGTCTTAAGTACTTCACACGAGAAGAATTTGACTGTCAGGTCACTGGTGCCAACAACATGGAACAAGAGTTCCTAGAAAAGTTAGACGAATTGCGGGGTGCATGTGGCTTCCCGTTTGAGGTGACGTCTGGTTACCGTCATCCAATCCAGCACCCTATTGAAAGAAAAAAGGACGTGCCGGGGACACATGCCCAAGGGATCGCGGCTGACATAAAAATAATAAATGCCGCCCACCGCTACAGTATTGTGGCTAATGCTTTAAACCTTGGTTTTACTGGTGTGGGAATTGCTGATACGTTTGTACATGTTGATACCCGTGGAACAACTCCGGTTATCTGGTTGTACTGATGGATCTTAATATAGAACTACTGCCGTGGCAACAACAGGTCTGGGCAGACGAAACAAGATTTAAGATAGTAGCTGCTGGGCGACGTACAGGTAAATCTAGATTAGCAGCGTGGATGTTAATAGTCAACGCACTACAGGCGGACAGAGGTCATGTATTTTACGTCGCACCTACTCAGGGACAAGCCAGAGACATCATGTGGTCCACCCTCTTGGAACTGGGGCATCCTGTTATCAGCGGTAGTCATATTAATAATCTGCAAATTAAGCTTGTCAACGGCGCTACAATTAGTCTGAAAGGCGCAGACCGACCAGAAACAATGCGAGGTGTCAGCCTTAAGTTCTTAGTAATGGACGAGTACGCTGACATGAAGCCTGAGGTATTTGAGCAGATCCTTAGACCTGCCTTGGCTGACCAGAAGGGTTGTGCAATGTTCATAGGAACACCTATGGGGCGCAACCACTTCTACGAACTTTATAAATATGCCGAGTTAAGTAATGATCCGACGTACGCTGCATACCACTTTACTTCTTATGACAATCCATTACTGGACCCGGACGAAATTGATATTGCTAAAAAGTCTATGTCTTCTTATGCGTTTCGCCAAGAATTTATGGCGTCTTTTGAAGCTCGTGGGTCAGAAATGTTTAAAGAAGACTGGGTACGTTTTAGTGAAGATAAACCCGAAGTAGGAGACTATTACATTGCTGTTGACTTGGCAGGCTTTGAAGAAGTCAACAAGAAAAGAACTAAAAATTCCAAGCTTGACGACACAGCAATCGCCGTGGTTAAGGTCAATGAGCATGGTTGGTTTGTTGACAATATCATACACGGTAGATGGTCACTTGACGAAACAGCAGCTAAGATATTTCAGGCCGTTAGAGATTACCGTCCCGTATCGGTTGGAATTGAAAGAGGTATTGCTAAACAAGCAGTAATGTCTCCTTTGATGGATATGCAAAAACGCTATGGTATGTTCTTTAGAGTAGAAGAGTTAACCCACGGCAACAAGAAAAAAACAGATCGTGTTATGTGGGCGTTACAAGGACGATTTGAAAACGGATACATAACGCTAAACAAAGGAGAATGGAACTCAAGGTTTCTTGACCAATTGTTTCAGTTTCCAGACCCATTAACCCACGATGACTTGGTGGATGCGTTAGCTTACATCGACCAGTTAGCAAATGTGGCTTACGACTACGATTACGAAATCGAAGACCACGAAATCTTAGACGTAGTAGCAGGATACTAATATGAGTGAACTATATGAACAAGACCCTCTGATGATCCAAGAAGCCCTAGAAGACTGGGTTATTAACAAATGTGAAGACTGGAGAGATTACTACGAAAGCAATTATGAAAACAGGTTTGAAGAATATTATAGATTATGGCGTGGTATATGGGACCCTTCTGACAGTGAGCGTCGGTCTGAGCGTTCCCGTATTATTTCTCCTGCACTTCAACAAGCAGTTGAGTCTAATGTAGCGGAACTAGAAGAAGCTACGTTTGGGCGTGGTAAGTGGTTTGACGTTAGTGACAACTTTGGAGACACTAATAAACAAGACGTACAGTTTCTTCGTAACAAACTTACAGAAGACTTTGAAGACTGTATGGTACGTAAAGCAGTAGCTGAATGTCTTATTAACTCAGCGGTGTTTGGCACAGGTATCGGTGAGATTGTCATCGAAGAAATGAAAGAAATGGCTCCTGCTACTCAACCCGTTATGGGAGGAGATTTACAAGCAGTAGGAGTAAACATTACAGACCGCGTCAAAGTAAAACTTAAGCCTATACTACCACAAAACTTTTTGATTGATCCTGTAGCTACGTCTGTAGAAGACGCTTTAGGAGTGTCTATTGATGAATTTGTAAGCCGACATCAAGTAGAGCTTTTGCAAGAACAAGGCGTATATCGAGATACTTATGTTAGTTCTGCTGCTCCTGATACTGACCTAGAGCCTGACCAAGACATTACTATTTACAACGACGATAAAGTACGTCTTACTAAGTATTATGGTTTAGTTCCACGAGAGCTTCTAAATGAGGCTCTAAGCGAAAATGACGAAGAAGCAGTACCTGAAGAGGGGCCTGACTCAAAGTACGTAGAAGCCGTTGTAGTGATCGCTAACGGTGGTATCTTATTAAAAGCAGAAGCTAACCCTTACATGATGATGGATCGTCCTGTTGTTGCGTTTCCTTGGGACGTAGTACCCGGACGTTTTTGGGGCCGTGGAGTTTGTGAGAAGGGCTACAACAGTCAAAAAGCGCTTGACACAGAGTTGCGAGCCAGAATCGACGCACTAAGCCTTACTATTCACCCAATGATGGCTATTGACGCAACTAGATTACCACGCGGTGCAAAGCCTGAAGTACGTCCCGGCAAAATGGTCTTAACTAATGGAGATCCTCGTGAAGTACTCCAACCATTTAATTTTGGTCAAGTTAATCAAATTACTTTTGCTCAAGCAGGAGCACTGCAGCAGATGGTACAGCAAGCAACGGGAGCAGTGGACTCAGCAGGAATTGCTGGTAGCGTTAACGGCGAGGCTACTGCCGCTGGCATTAGTATGTCTCTTGGCGCTCTTATTAAACGTCACAAGCGGACACTAATTAACTTCCAGCAGTCGTTTCTAATTCCTTTTGTTAAAAAAGCAGCTTATCGTTACATGCAGTTTGATCCTGAAAACTACCCTGTATCTGACTATAAGTTTAGCGCAAGCAGCACATTAGGTATTATTGCTAGAGAGTATGAAGTAACCCAGCTTGTGCAATTGTTGCAAACCATGGACCGACAGTCACCATTGTACAACACCTTGATCCAAAGTATCATTGACAACATGAACTTGTCTAACCGTGAAGAACTATTAGCAGCAATGGCTCAAGCAATGCAGCCTAACCCACAGCAACAACAAATGGCTCAGGCAGCACAACAAGCACAACTACAGTTCCAGCAATCACAGACAGCGGCTTTGGCAGCACAAGCGCAAGAGTCACAAGCTAGAGCTACCAAGTTGGTTGCAGAGGCTCAGGCAGTACCACAAGAACTAGAAATTGACAAAATAAATGCTGTTACCCGAAACCTTCGTGAAGGTGACGCTGAAGACAAAGAGTTTGAACGCCGCATGAGAGTGGCCGATACTCTCCTCAAAGAAAAGCAGATAGAAGGTAGAACCAATGTTAATAACCGAGAAAGAAATGCAAAACCTGATAGACCAGATCAACCACAAGTTCAGCGACCAGTTCGCCCGGTTGGACCAGTTGGAACGCAAGGTGGAGGAACTCAGTAATGGCAAAAGCCAAGGACCCAAAACTGGCACGAGCAGGAGTAAGCGGGTACAACAAACCAAAGCGAACGCCTAATCATCCAACCAAAAAGTTTGTAGTAGTAGCCAAAGAAGGCGACAAAACTAAAACAATTCGTTATGGCGATAAAAAAATGACGATTAAAAAAGACCAACCCGCACGTCGTAAGTCTTTTAGAGCGCGTCACAAGTGTGACACTAACCCACCCAGTAAGCTGACAGCTAGATACTGGTCATGTAAAAATTGGTGATACTATGGTTAAAGGTGTAAAACATTACAAACGTGACGGCACTGAGTTTAAAGGTGCTACACATAAGATGCCTGACGGATCGCTCCACTCAGGTAAAACTCACGGAAAAATGTCTGTAAAACTTTTCCATTTTGAAGACTTGTCAAAGACAGCAAAGGAGAAAGCTATGCCCGGTTACAAGATGAACAAAGCAATGAAGCCCGCTAAAAAGAAAAAGAAAACAGCACCTGCACGACGAACTAGCGGCCAAGGCGGTCGTCGAGTAAGGACACGGTCGTACTAATGCCTAAAGCAAAAGGTAAAAAATACAGCGCGGCACAAAAAAAGATAGCCCGTGTAGCTCCTCCAAGGAACAAAATCACGGGCGCAGACTTTAGGGAGTTAGGTAAACGTGGCAAAGGCAAAAAGTAAATCTAAAAGTACTATACCTAAGAATGTAAAGAATAAAGCGCTTTACTCAAGAGTTAAATCTGAGGCCAAGCGAAAATTTGATGTTTTTCCGTCGGCTTACGCAAGCTCTTGGATAGTTAGAACCTATAAGAAACGCGGTGGCACCTATGCCTAGGAAGCGTCAAACAGGAGGAGCTAGTCGCCCTAAAAAAGGTTTAACCAAATGGTTTGCTGAAGAATGGGTTGACGTTAAAACAGGTAAGAAGTGTGGACGAAGTGGTAAAGAAAAAAAGACACGTCCGTACCCCTCTTGTCGTCCTAAGGCTGTTGCAGCTAAGATGACCAAAGCTGAAAAAGCTTCTTCTGCTAGACGTAAGACTGGCCCAAAGGCAATCAAACACGCAGTCACAGCTTCTGGTAGACGTAGAAGTTCTACAAGAAAAGCTTGACATTTTTTAAAAAGTGTGTTATAATAAAACTATAGTTAACAACATTAGAGGAAACTATGACTACTGAGCTTGAAACCTACTTCGACAACTACAACGAACTCTTCAATCACGAAGGTTTCAAACAACTCTTACAAGAGTTATCCAACAATGCACAACAACTTGCTGACATTCAGTCAGTTAAAGACACAGAAGAACTTTTCTTTCGTAAAGGCCAAGTTGCTGCTTTCGCTACTGTAATTAACCTTCAGGGTACTATAGAAGCGGCTAGAGAGCAAGCAGAAGCCGAAGAAGAAGAACCTGTAGATGTTTAAAATTTATGACTTCCGTTGTACTAACGGACATGTTTTTGAAGAAATGGTAGAGTCTGGCGTTACAACCAGTAGGTGCGGTTGTGGCGCTAACGCTACAAAATTGGTATCTGCCCCGTCTTTTCACCTTGATGGTTCTACTGGGGACTTCCCCGGTCAGCACATGAAATGGGTACGAGAACACGAAAACGCAGGTAGAAAAAAATCTCCACAATGATTATAATCACGGAGTTTAATTATGTCTAGAGCAACGATTCTAGATCCCCGTCCTGAAGAGGAAAACGCGGATCAAATCGAACAAAGCGAAGTTAACGAGATTCAACAAGAAGTTGAGCAACCTCAGCCAGAAGAACCCAGCTTGCCAGAAAAGTACCAAGGTAAGTCTTTAGAAGAAGTTGTACAGATGCACCAAGAAGCTGAAAAGCTACTGGGTCGTCAGTCTTCTGAAGTAGGCGAACTTCGTAAAGTTGTGGATGACTACATCAGTACTCAAACACAACCTACAGCACCTCAACAGCAACACGTTGAGCCTGAAGACGATATTGACTACTTTACAGATCCTCAAGCAGCCGTCAATCGTGCTATTGAGAATCACCCTAAGATTAGAGAAGCGCAGCAGTACACTCAAGAGTACAAAAAACAATCGTCACTAGCTACGCTTCAAGCCAAGCATCCAGATATGCAAGAGATCCTTAGCGATCCTAAGTTTGCGGAATGGATCAAAGCGTCTAAAATTAGAACTCAGTTGTTTGTAGCAGCTGACCAGCAGTACGATGCTGATTCTGCGGACGAACTCTTCTCACTCTGGAAAGAACGGAAGACAGTAGCCCAGCAGACTGCCCAAGTTGAAAAACAGGCACGTAAGCAAACACTCAAGGCAGCTAACACAGGCAATGCACGAGGCACTGGAGAGGGTTCACGTAAAAAGGTATATCGCAGGTCCGACATTATTAAACTAATGAAAACAGACCCTGAGCGTTACCAAGCATTGTCAGACGAAATACTACAAGCTTACGCGGAGGGTCGAGTCAAATAATCTAAAGGAGATTAATCATGGCTAACGAAACTTCCGGTGCCTACTTTACAGCCAACGCTGTAGTAGACAAGACAGCAGCAGGTACGTTTATTCCAGAAATCTGGAGTGATGAGATCATTGCTGCATATCAAAAAAACCTTAAGATGGCTCCTCTTGTCAAGCGCATTCAAATGACAGGCAAGAAAGGCGACGTAATTCACATTCCTAAGCCTACTCGTGGTTCAGCCTCTGTAAAGTCAGAAGCAACTGCAGTAACTATTCAAGCAAACCTTGAGTCAGAACTGCAAGTCAGTGTAAACCGTCACTTTGAGTACTCACGTCTCATTGAAGACATTGTAGAAGTACAGGCTCTTAACAGCCTCCGTCAGTTCTATACTGAAGATGCGGGTTACGCACTTTCAGTACAAGTTGACAACGATCTTCACGCTGCAGCTACTGGTTTTGGTAATGGTGGTGCTGTAGTATTTAGTCCAGCAGCAACTGACTATCAACACACAGGCTGTTTCTTTAATGACAACGGTACTACTACACAATATACTGACGACACTCTTGTAGCGGCTGACGTGTTTACTGATGCGTTTTTCCGCGACATGATTCAGAAAATGGATGATAACAACGTGCCTATGGACGGTCGTTCATTAATCATTCCTCCTTCGGTTCGTAACACCATTATGGGCATCGACCGATACGTGTCTTCTGACTTTGTGACAGGACAAGTTGTTAACTCTGGCCTAATCGGTAACTTGTACGGCGTAGACATTTATGTCTCAGCTAACTGCCGAACTATCGAAGCAGCTGCTGATAACACAGCATCTTCTGTTGACACTAGAGCAGCACTTCTATTCCACTCTGATGCTATTGTTATGGCAGAACAGTTAGGAGTTCGTTCTCAGACGCAGTACAAGCAAGAGTACCTCTCTACTCTGTATACTGCTGACACCCTGTACGGTGTTCAGGTATATCGTCCTGAAGCTGGTTTTGTTCTTGCAGTGCCTTCTGCATAAGAACAACCCAAGGGGTCAGCAATGGCCCCTTTTCTTTTCTTCTCCTTCTTTTCTGCAATAGGACTTTCCGATGTCGAACTACACTAAGACTACAGATTTTGAAGCTAAGGACTCGTTACCTACAGGCGACTCAGGAAAGATCATCCGTGGCGCTGAATTTGAAACTGAGTTCGATGCAATCTCCACAGCTATTGCAACCAAAGCTGACACAGCAGGGCCTACGTTTACCGGAACCCTGACCTTTGAAACTATCTCCGATGGCACTATTAACGTCACAGCCTTTGTCGATGAAGACAACATGGCTTCTAACAGCGCAACTCTTATTCCTACACAGCAGTCCGTAAAAGCATATGTTGACTCACAACTCACGGCACAAGATTTAGATTTTCAAGCTGACTCTGGCGGCGCATTAAGCATTGACCTAGACAGCGAAACACTAACTTTCACAGGCGGTACGGGTATTGATACGTCTGGCTCAGGTAATGCCGTTACCTTTGCTATTGACTCTACCGTTGCCACACTAACTGGTACACAAACACTAACTAACAAAACGCTTACGTCTCCTGACGTAAACACTCCAGACATTGATGGTGGCACGATTGATAACACGGTTATCGGTGGTTCTACTGCAGCGGCTGGTTCATTTACTACTGTTTCTGCTACAGGCAACATTACGGTAGGTGGCACTGTAGACGGACGTGACGTAGCAGCAGACGGTACTAAACTTGATGGAATTGAGTCTAGTGCAACTGCAGACCAAACAGCAGCAGAGATACGCACTCTGGTAGAAGCTGCAACGGACTCTAATGTATTTACCGATGCCGACCACACTAAGCTTGACGGTATCGAAGCCTCAGCAGACGTTACGGACACGACTAACGTCACAGCCGCTGGTGCGTTGATGGACTCAGAGTTAACCAGTATTGCTTCAGTCAAAGCTCTGAACCAAGGCGTAGCTACTACTGACTCACCTACCTTTGCAGGCCTTACGACTACAGCAGACGTGTCATTCGGCGACAACGACAAAGCTATCTTCGGTGCTGGCTCTGACCTACAGATTTATCATGATGGGTCTAATAGTTATATCTCAGACACTGGAACAGGACTTCTACAGTTAAGGACAAACGGTTCGGAAATATCACTAGTAGGACAAAGCGGTACAGAATTTATGGGCCGTTTCCAGCAGGATGGTGCTGTAAAACTTTACTACGACAGCGCTCAAAAGTTTGCCACCACCGCTACAGGCATCGACGTGACTGGCGTTATCACCACAGACGGCATGACTACCTCTGCTGACATTAACGTGGCTGATAATGTGTCTATCAGATTTGGTGACGCAACTAATGGC